CTTCTCCCATCGTTAAGGTTCTATCCCATCCGCTAGGAATGGGCAGAGCCTTTCGTTCTGCTAGTGGTACTCTAGCATGGTTAGGATCTATAACATGACCGACACCAACAGTCCAAAGTAACGCAGGACATTGGTAAGGTTTTACCTTTACCCCCTCGTGATGTTTAATCATCTCAATAACTTTGTGGTCAATCATTTTTGGACTTTTGATAAATACCAATCAGATCTAACTTTGCATCGTTTTCTTATGGCAACATCTGAAACATTATAAAAATTTGCAGCATCCTGCATACCATTAAAAATTCCATCAGGTGTATGCACAAAATATTTCATTTTTATAAGTCTTAGTTTATTTTTTGTTTCTTCTGAGTGTGGTCTGCCTTTTCCTTTTAACGCAATTGATACTTTTAACTTATGTTCAGCAGATAATGGTTTTCCTTTATTTGGATGATGTTTTCCAGAACCAACTCCAAAAGCATCACTTTTTACATTAAATAAATTTTGTTTGTAAAAACAATCAAGAAATGCTTGCTCTAATTCAATTGCTTCTTCATGTGTATTGCAATTAGCAATTTGTTTAAATTGAAACTGCTTTTCACCATATTTATTCCAAGCATTTTGTAGATAATTTGAATGATGATAATTGTTTTTCAACATACTTCTATGAGTTGAAAATCTTTTATTGATATTAGTAGAACTTCCTACATAAGCTCTTTTGCTTGGTATATGAACTATTGCGTATAAACCTATCATTGGTTTATTTTACATTATTTGCGAGCAAAGGCTTGCGTACCGAACCAAAAGGCAATAATAGAGGCTAGGATCTGCATCTCATCTGCATCAAACACCATTGGGATAGCCTCGGCAAACGCTGCGCCAGTTGACCAAGCCCACCAGATAGAGGCAATGTCTACAACAATTAGGAGTAAAACAAATAGGTAGGTAACAACAGGGCGAACAGAAGCTCGTAAGTTAATAATCCATTGGCTTGCACCCTTACCGATCTCAATGTCGTGGGCATACATAGCACTTTTTTCTTGTGCTTGGGTCTGCATCTGCACTTGATCGGTACGAATCTCCTCGATCCTAGCCTGTGCTGCATATCCTCTTTCTAGCATCTGGAGTTCTCGTTCCATCTGCATCCGAGCTAGTTCTAGTTCGTGAGACTTATCGGACTTGTCTTGGAAGAAGTCTAATAGTTTAGGTAGTCCACCCATTAGGAAGGACAAAGCTGTAGAAATTAGTGTGAACATTATTTACCCTTTATGACCCCAAGTAAGATACCAGGCAATGACCGCAGCCAATGCATAGCACATATACATAACTCTACGCACTTCTGCCAAATCTTTTCTAAACTCATTTTCTATTTCCTTCTCTTGTTTTTCAATCTTGAGTTTGATGGCTTCTACTTCTGACCATCGTTTTTGACCATGATTTTTCACAAAATCTTTCTTGACCTGTTCTTCTTTTATTCTTATATCTTCTTGTTTTTGCCATTGCATCATGGCTCGTTTGAAATACTGCTCTTTTAATACTTCTGCTTCTCTAATCTGCCTTCTGCGTTCTAATGCTTTTTGTTGTGCTACAGAGGCTGCTTCTTTTTGGACATCCTCGATAGACGATCCGATAGCCTTGCCTGCTTCTTTGCCTGTCTTTACGCTTTCGCTAAAAGACTTTGCGCCCTCCAAAAACCCGAATTGGTCTGACATACATAGGATTACTTTCTAAAAAATAAGTCTGCTAACCAAGCTACAAAGCCACCAAAGACAGAGCAAGCTCCCATAATTGCCCAAAGAGATCCTTTAGACCTCTCTGCCATAGCGACTAACTTCTTAATATCAGATTCCATGCTATCTACTTTTTCTTGCAGATGCTCAACCTGAGCTACTAGACCACCAAATTTGAATGGATCAAATTCAAACTTATCGTTCATCCTAACCTCCGCTTACCTAGCGACTTTTTTGCAGGACTTTTCCGTTTAGTTGCGACTTTTTTGCAAGGTTTAGGTATAGAAAATGCTATTGTGGCTTTATTAACATAGCCAAATTTGTCTAGCACCCAATCGATAATAAACATTTAATCCTCTTTTTTCTCTAAAGACTCTTTTAACATCTTCAAGAACGCATCTTTACCTACTGAAAGTTGCTGTGCTTGAAACTGCGTAGAGGCTAGTTTTCGGTCTAAATCAAGGCAATGGTTTGTGAGTATGATTTGTTCTTCTGTAAATGTAGAAGTGTCATATTCTTTGCCATCTATCGTAATGGGTTTCGCTTGTTTTTCGCCCATGGCGTTCTCCTAAAATGCTAACAAAGAAAGGCTGTTAGCTTGCCCAAGGTACTCCTGATTCCACTACTGGATTTTTTTGTAGGGCAATATTGGCTGCCAAAGACTCCTCGATAGCGTCTTTATCGACACCGCCAGCCCAGCACCAGTCCAATACCTCTTGCATTGTTACCTGTGCGTAAGGGATTGTTGGTGTGCCAGTAAAGCCACAAGTGCCATATACGGATGCACTATATTCTCCATCAACTTCTGTTGCAGTCCAATGAGCCGTAGTTATAAAACCATTAGCGGTTTCGTAATTCGTTTGGGTAATGTTCCATGTTGCCATTTACTTCTCCTTATTTAGATTCGAGTGTTTCTATGCGGGCTTTGAGGTCGTTGATGATTTGCTGTTGTTCTTGTATGCACTTCATTAAAGCGTATTGCAAGTCTGTTTGATAAATACCAAGACGCATTTTTGGTTCTTCTTTAGTTCCCCAATTTGATTCCATAATTAATTCTGGAGCTACTGCTTGCACATCTTGAGCAATAACACCTAAAGTTAATCCACCATCTTCTTCAAAATTTTGGTCAATGTAATTAAATGTTTTGACTGGAATAGAGCAAATTTTATCCAAATAAGAATTAGCAAGTTCAATATTAGTTTTTTCTCTTGCATCAGATAAATTAACATCATTACCTGAATAATTTGCTAAACCGCCATTTGAACGAAATGATGCTCTTTGTCCAGCATTATCTCCACAATATAAAAACCAACTTCCTGTGTCATTTCTTGATTGTTGCGAATAATGAATATATTGACCATATAAATCACCACTTGATGCTGTATTCGTAATGTATGAAATCCAATTAGAATTGTTTTGAGTTAATTGAAAGCGAGCACCACCAGCATTACTATTTAATGAACTTGCACCAAGTAACAATTCACCACCAGAGGTAATACGCATCCGTTCTGTGCCGTTGGTTTGAAAGTATATTGGAAAGCTACCTTCTGAACCAATGTAGGCTATTTCACTAGCAGTTCCATTTAAACCTAAAGAAAATCTAACAGTACCAGAAGGATTACCTAAACCAATTCTTGAAGCCAAAGCAGATGTTGAAACATCTGATACCACAAAAAGATTTGCTGCTGCACCAGTTGTTCTAACATCAAGCCTTGCTTGTGGACTACTAGTGCCAATACCTACATTACCACTAGAGTCGATAGTTGCGTTTACTCCACCGCCAGTAATAAACTGCATGGCATTTGATTGACTACGCAATCTAACATTACCGCTAGTAGTGCCAGTATCAACAAGCAAAAAATCAGCAGTAGAAGCACCGCTTGTTAAACGAATTGAACCCCCACTTACATCTAGTTTTTGTGCAGGACTACTAGTACCAATACCAACATTACCTGAACTATCAATACGCATACTTTCAACACCACCTTCTGTAAAGGCAATAGTGTCGGCTGCTGGAAAGAATATACCTGTGTTGGTATCGCCTGATGTGGTGATAGCAGGTGCTGATACTGTTCCTGCTTGAACTGTGGTAACACCTGTAGCAGATAATGTAGTAAATGCGCCTGTGTTGGCTGTTGTAGCACCGATAGGTGTGTTGTTGATCGATCCACCAGAGATAACAGGGCTTGTAAAAGTATTGCCTGTAAATGCAGCACCAGTAATCGTTCCACCTGTGATCTTAGGCGCAGTCATGGTATATGTACCATCCCGAATACCATCGCCACAGTCTCGGATCTGTGCCATCATATCGCGCATAGTATCGTTTACTGCGGATGGAAGCATCCCCTCTGGTGCGCCATCTGGAGGAGTAGCTGTGTTATTAGCAGGGGTTAGAGAATACTTTGTATATGCCATGATTTTCCTTACTGTTGTTCTGTTTGAAACTCACCAGATAAAAGACCTCTTAAACCTGTAACTGGTACATTATAAGTTCTTGGTTGGAGTTCTGGCATCCTTCCAAGACGCATCATATCTGCTAGGTTTTGAATAGATGACCTGCGTACATTTTCTGCTGCCATCCTAGATCCTGCTGCACCTGTTGCTATAGGTATGCCAATAGAAGGCTCTAAAGCCATAGCACCACCTGAGAATATGCCTGATACTGGTCCAGTTGGAGCAAATCGACCAAAAAATTTAAATAAGTTTTGGGCTGTGCCACCTTTAGCAGCATCTACAATTGCATCTTGCTCTTGCTTAGTAAATAAGCGCATTTTCTTGTCGTTCTTGGCTAACTGTCTTAACTGTTGAGCCATAGAGTTTTCTTCACCAGAGGCAGTAAATTTAGACCGATCTAATTGAGCATTACTTAGCATATCCTCAAAAATCTCTGCTTTCTTTAATTTGCCATAAGATGTTCTTGCATCTTTCCACATTTGTAGAGATTCTTTACTGCCACCAACAATAACAGAGTCAGGTGCATTAAGAATTGTGCTATCAAACTCATCTTTAAGAATACTAGCCAATCGTCTTTCATCAGCATCGGGACTTTTTTGCGCACCTTGAATCATTTTTCTCAATGCTTGTAACTCTGTAAAGTCTTTTGGAGTAGAAGTATTGGTTAATTCTTCCAAAGCAGATGCGATCTTAGGATAGGCTTTTGGTGTATATCCTTCTTGCCTTAATTCTTTGCCAATGGTATTCATTCTATTAACAAACGCATCAGATTCAAACAAAACACCTGAATCTTTAGCTTTAGTAAATAGATTTGTAGATTCTTGTGCTAATTGCTCTTGTGTCGGCACACCTTTGGCTCTGCGAGTGGCTGTTGCTCCAAATGGTGCAGCAGTTGTAATTCCAGCGATCATACCTGCTAATGGGCTACCTGTAGCCTCTGTAACATATTGAGCAGTAGCAGCCGATGGTGCAGATGCAGCAACCTGTGCTTTAGGAGCTTCTGCTAAACGCTTAGACACTTCTCTTGTAACAGGGCTTACTGCTTGCTGTCCTAATTTCATAAGAGCAGGCAATTGGGCTAATGTAGAACTAATACCGCCTGCGCCTGCCTCAATCATTCTTTCGCCACGACTTTGTGGCTCTGCAAGACCCATTTGTGTCATTGCTTGGCTTGCTACTTGGCTAGGCATTTGTAGACGAGGAATGTCTGTACCTGCAACCTTGTTTACACCGCCTGAAATCATGTTTACAAGCGTGTTAAGGGCATCGCCAATAGGTAGAGCCATAGAACCAATTAATGCGCCTGCTGGACCACCTACAGCACCACCAGCAACAGCACCAGGCACAGCCTGAGCCATACCTCTAGTAACAATCTCTGCTGTTTTAGCTGCTGTACCTTTTTGTGGCTTTTCTGATGCAGTAGCCTCATCGTACAGTTTCTTAGCTGCTTTGTTGACCTCTGTTTCAGACATAGAGTCTGGAAACTCTACTTGCCCTACTTTTGGAATGTCGATAATCATTCTACTTTTCCTGTAGCTGGATTAAACTTCTTAATAGCACCTGGTCTTGCCATTGGAGCAATTGGTGTTACTTTGTAAAATTCAACAATATCTTTCATTTCAGGATTTTTACCTAAAGTGTCTAATTTTCTGTTGTATTCACTAATGCTATATTCAGCGACTCGTTTAGATGCGTTAGCAATTTGTTTAATTTCTTGTGCAGTTAAGCTATCAATATCACCAGAAAATGCTCTTTCAGCCAATTTTCCTTCGCTTTCAGTAATAGCACCTTCACCGCGCATTGATTTACGACCTTGCAATGTTAGCTCTGCAAAACCTCTAATGGCTTGACGAGTATTGGCAATAGTTTCTGCTGTATCTTTGCCTGTTACACCTAAAGTTTGACCAATTTGTGCTAATCGCAATTGAGGAGTTGCTAGTGGACCAGCAATAATTTTGTTTGTATCTACTGCGCCAATGACTCGATCTGCTGCATCAATTTGAATGTTTGCACCTTGTGCTTGGATTTGTGCATCTTTTAACATTGGACCAACTTGTGATGCAATGCCTTTGCCTGTATCTACATTTATGTTGGTTGCAGGAGTTTTTCTAGCCATGTAATCAGTAAACGATCCTTTAAAACCATTTCGTACAGCATATTCATATTCTTGAACAGTAGATGGTGCTTTTTCTGATTTAGCAGTTAATTCTAAGAACTTTAATGGATCTTGTGCAGCAGCCTCAAGCATTAAAGATTCTTGTAGTTTATTAAAATCTACAACTCTCTTTGGTGTGCCAGGCATTGTTAATGCTGACATTGTTTCGGCAGTAGGCATTTCGCCTGTTTCTGTAGGAACAACAGCAAGTTGAGGAACTTCTTTTGTAGCACCTTGTATAGCTTCTTGCAATCGTTTTTGAGCATCTTGTTTTTTCTTGTACTCGCCCAACTGCATACCAGTAACCATCTGCTTTAGCGTTCTGTCAAACGATTGGTTATAGCCTTCCATGCCTGCGCCTAATGCACCAGCAAGAGCCTGTCCTGTACTTACAGGATAACGCTGTGTGCCTGACTGCGCTAGTAAAGCAATAGCAGAGTTTAGTAACGCTTGTTGCGATGCGTTAGACCGCATCCGTTGCGTTTCTTCTGGACTAATAAAAGCAGAATAGTCTGGTTGCTGACCAAATAGAGTTGATAGATCAATTGCCATATTTTATCCTAGTAAAGAATTTGGATTTCTTGCTGCTATTCTTGGTTGTAATAGATTTAATAAGCCTGAGTAATCTACACCGCCATAAGGATTGGTTTGTCTACCACCAATCATCATCTGTTGTTGCTGTGGTTGTGGTTGTGGTTGTTGTTGCTGCTGACCAA